GCTTCCAAACTCTTCTACCACCTTCAACCATAGATTTTCCATAAGGTAAAAAGTTTGCATCCGAATTTAAACGGAAGTGAGCAATTTCATAGTTTTCATATTCTTTTTTAGCCGATTGACCTGAATACGAACTATTTGGATTCTGATATGGTGCGTAAACAAATTTAACTCGTTGTGGGTTTTCTGGGTCAAATCCTTCAACTCTACTCATTTCATAAGTAGACATTGGCATAACGTTTATAATACCCAAATTTTCAGCCATTTCTAATTGTAAATAGAAATCACCATATTTAACTAAATTTCTTGTCCAAGGCCATAAATTAAATTCAATATTAAGAATATCGTAAAATAAATTTTCTAAAATCTGCTTAATATTATCATCTTCATGATGTATTTTTAAAATATTACCATGTTCATTTTTTGCAGTACATTCATCTGAATAAATATCCAATGCTGATGATAGAATCGGGTCCATATCCATTGAATCGTAATCTCTAAATAAATCTATACGAACTTGCTGATAAGCCATTGCAGATTCTAATCCTCCTAACCCAGCTCCATAGTTTGTCACCTTTAGACGTGAATAACGGTCTATAAGGTTTGTTGTCATATTCTGATATTCATCAGTATCTATGACTTTAATTCCTTTAGACGTTTGTCTAACTATGGTATTTGTTGAAAATAATTTTTGTAACCTACCGAATATTGATTTATCTGCCATTTTATAATTTATATTAATTTATAAAGATAAGTAAAATTTTTGATGTTTCCAAATTTTACCACTTTCTGCAACTCCAATAATTTGCTTTATGTCTTGGACCTGGACTATCACAATTCATTCTTGCTCTAAATGATTTTCTAGCAGCTGGGTTTGATTTTCTAATTTTCATTCCTTTTTGTCCAAAGTTTACCTTAACAACATTGCCTGCAGGGTTCTTTACATATACTTTGAATTTCTTAACATCACCTTGCATTGGTTTACCTAACTTAACTTCTCTACCCTGATATTCTGCCTCATGCATACAAGGACAAGTTGCTTCATTTAAATCTTTAGAATATGCTCTCATAAAAGAAATAAAATCTTCCATATCCTCATCTTCCACATCGTATTCTTCAGGTTCAACTAAACCATAATTTACATCATCATCTGAATCGATATCTTCACTTACGGGAACACAATTTGGAACTTGCTTTCCACCTTTATCCTTCATTCCTACTTGCTTATATCCATCCCAACAATCTTCACATAATGCGTTAGCTTCTCCCTCATTGCAAGTTTTCCAACCACCACCTTTTGATTTATAGTTCTTTGCAGCCCATCCATTTGCATATGCAGATGGATAAACATCAAATTTAGATTTTGCTGCGGATTTAGATGCCGACCACTTTGCCGGGTCAGTTGGACAATTCTTTTCTAAAAATAAATTTAGTTTTTCTTCTATATTCATATCTTCATTTTTTTTCTTTCCTGCACAATGTGCTTTTTGAGAGAAACCTTTTGGATTATTGCAATCTATACTACTTTTATATTTATCACTCCACTCTTCATTTTTAGGTTTAGTAGAAACATATATGGGCGTTTTACCCTGTCCCTTACTATCCTTACCACCTCTTCCTGCATCATTTTGTGCATCTCTCTTTCTACGAGTTGCACTTTCTTTTTCTTTTTTACTCATCCCAGCTGCTTTTGCCGCAGGAACACATTTAGCATAACCTTTCTTTTCTCCCGAAGTTCCACATGGTGGATGTTTACCATCAACTTTTTTGCCGATGTTTACCCACTTTTCTTTAAACCATTTATCTAAATCTTCGTTCATCTATAAGAGTTTCAACATATAAATATAGATTATCCAAGCAACCACTTCAAATTTTCCACTTCTCCATTACCTATTTTCATTTCATATGGATTATCCTTTTGCCAATTGCTAGTATAAACCCCCTCTTCATATGATTTAACCGTAGATGAATTCAACATTGCTTTGGTTAAATCAATCCCTTCTTGCTTCAATCTAAGCGCTGTGTTACGAACCCATAGTCCAATTCCCAATGCCATAATCAAGTCATCATTGTAACTTTTCATAGCTTCAGCTCTACCAGAACTCCAAATAAAAGTAAACATTTCATCAATCAATCTGCTAGAACGAATGAGAATATCTTTTTCTCTCATATAGGTATCCAATGTAGATATGATAAGAGGACGGGTTTTTGATGTTGTAGAAAACCCAGCAACCATATTTCTTTCATCTCTGTAATACCTATTACTCATTTGTTTTTCAGTATCAATATATTGTAAATCCTTACTCATATAAAATAAATTAGGATATGCTCTATTAATTACTTGTTGAATTGCTGACCAACCTACATTGGCATTTTCTATAATAAGTAATGCATTATTATAATCAGTTGCTAAACTTACTAAGAAGTTTCCAAAATCCTTTGTATCCAATCTCCCTCTATATTCAGCTACTTGGGTACAATCTTCAATATCTAATACTTGGGCAGTAGAATAATCGGCTCCATCACCTCGCGCCACATCGGCTACAACCATATATGACTTATTGTAATTTGGATATTCCCATTTCCAAAGATTCCCATCAAACCCAGCTTTTTCTATTGGCTCCATAACATAGGTATCTTTATACCAAGTCAATAATGCCGGGTCGATTACAGTATCACCAGACCCAACAAAGTCACAATCACATTCCTGTGCTGCTCCTTTAATTCCTAAAATTCTTGTTTGTTCATCTCTCCATTGTTGATTTCTTTCAGGGTGTACAGTCCAATGTAAGTTAATACAATTAAAACCATTTGCACCACTTTCTCCATCTACCCACATTTTATGAAACCAATTACCAATACCATTTGGTGTAGATAATACGATTGCCGAACCACCCGTTGATAGGGTTGATTGTGCGGATAACCAAATTTCATCAATATCTCTAATGAATGCCGCCTCATCTACTACTAATAGTGATAAGGCTTCAGAACGACCTGCATCTGGAGAAGATGCGATTGCTTTTACTTGTGAACCATTTTTTAATTTAAGTGATAGTTTATTATCTTCTACTGAACTACTACCACCATCTCTTAACCAAATAGGAAGTAAATCGTGCATAACCCTTACTTTTTCTACTAAGTTTTTTGCAACAGTTACTTTAGTTGCAATAACCAACGCATTATAGTCCTGATTAAATAACATCTTCCAAAGAATAAAGCCCGCCGATAGAGTTGATAAACCTAACTGGCGGGATTTTAAAATTATATTGAACCTATTATCTTTGAAATCATCTAAACAATTTTCCTGAAATTGATACAAATGAAATGGTATCTTACCTCTTGTTGGATGTTGGATGACACAATATTTTTTCATAAAGTATATCGGGTCGTTTGCAGACTTACGATATTCTTCAGCAATGATATCTTTTAGATTCTTTTTTGGCTGATTTTGAATCATATTGAATTATTTCTTCACTCTAATCTTCCAATATACTCCACCATTAATATAAGGAGTCAATCCACCATTTGTTCCATCTACTACTCTATTTGCAACACCAATTCCTAAATTGTATATTCTATCTTTTTTAGTATTTAATAAAATTCCCATTCCAACATGAGATACAACATCTGCTTTATTAAATCCACCTTCGAATCCGTAGAATAATTTAGTCTTAGGTAATTCTTTAACAATTGTAGTTTCTTTGATAGTTCTTTGTTTAACACTTGCGTTGAAAGTTCTACCTAAGATTTTGTTTTGTGAGATTGTATCAATTACAGACACAGTTCCTAATGAATCAGGCAATACTAATACATCTTTGTATAATACTTTTGAATAGTAATCTTTTAATAATGCAGCTGTATCAATGATTGCTGGAATAAGTACTTCCTTCTCTACAATTGTTTCATGGTAGATATCTTCACCTTTCTTAGTTACTACTTTAGTCTTTACAATATCAACAGTATCGATTTCGTGTTTGATAACTTCATACGCCTTACCAGCTATAATTACCTTTTTACCTGGCATAACTCCACCTGGGTTGAACCATTCTAATAAAACAATTGCGATTAATACTGCAATTGCTATGTTCTTAATGTTTAAGAATTTTTTCATAATTTAGTTTTTTATTAATTCTGAGTGATTTAATTCTCGTAACTTATTTTCTAATGCTTCTTTCCTTTCCAATAGTGCTTCTATTGCATCGGCAGCTCCATCAATATCTTTTTGTAAATCTTCTTTAACTTTCTCTAAATCAATATCCCATTGCCAATTACTCATGCTACCATCTTCATTAACAAATTCAAATTGTTTAGTAACTCCTGCTAAAGCATCTTCAAATCTCATTTTTAAATCTCTAACATATGCTAGTTGATTTCTACTTATTTTATAATCTTCATAAAATGGAAATGTTCCATCTATTCTTAACTCACTTTCTAATTTAGCTAAGCAAGATGTACATAATCCTGTTTTACGAATTAATTTTTTATCTGCGTTACCATATTGTATAGTTTCGCAATTTTCAGCTGAACAAGTGTTTAATTTAGAAAGATATTCTCTAACATCATCCATTTTAGAACGGTTGATTTTAAATCCTTCTTTTTGCTCCCACTCTTTACCATCTTTATCAGTCCACACTTCGCCAACTTCTCTCTTTTGTTCTGTATCTGCTTCGTAACCATGAACCCTTTGATTATTATCAGTTCTACCAAATACCGTATCTATAATTAGTTTACGAGATTTGTGCATCCCCTTTGATTTTTCATCAAAACTTTTTCTTTTTGTCATAATTCTATATTGTTAATAACCTTTTATATATGTATATATATATAATTTTATTCGTAAAATATACCTAATATCTGATTTAGTGGTGCGAATGTACCTGTTAGTTTATATGTATTACCTTTATAAACAAATACAATACCTTCGTTTGGTACTATTTTATCTTTACCACCAATACTAGCTAATCTACTTAATTCCATTTTTAATTTAGCTATTTTAGATACATCACCACTACCTCTTACTTTTTCAGCAGTTGATTTTAATCTATCTTTCATATTACGAACAGCTGCATCTGGATTTACAGTTAATACTGAACCCATAAATGAAAGAACATCTGCCCCAACACCCAAAAATATTTCTTCAAATTGTCTAACATTATCTTTTTGTTGTTTAGCTACATTTACTTTATCATTTTCGATTGCCCAACTTTGAGCATCTTTATCAGCAATAGTATTTAAACGGAATGATTTATCACCAAATGCCCATCTTCTTACTAATGCTTCCTTTTCTAATTTTTGTAATTTAACTTTTGATTTATTTACAAAATCTTCCCACCAAGCTTGATGATATTCAGATACACCATCTTTATCGGATAATTGGAACTGAAATTGTATCTTTTGCAATTGAGTAAGGTACTTTGTTTGTTTTGAACTTAACTCCTCTTTTTTAGGTAGTTCTGTTACAGGTGGACCTTGTATTGTATACTTTGATTGAACATCAGCGTTCACTTGCTTAATCATTCCTGCTAACATAGTTGCTGCTCCCTGATTTGCACCAATCGCAGAACCTTTTTCATCATAACAAGTTGTGTTATGGAATACTAATAAAGCCTGTCCATAAGGAATTACATTTACCGAAGTTGGCCATATTACTTCCAAATTCATAAAACACTTGCCTTCATCAAATATCTTTTTTCTTTGTGCTTCAGATAATCCACTAATTGCCGCAGTTAAATCTCTCATAGCAAAGTTGTAAGCATCGGTTAATCCACCTCTTCCACCAAACTTTGATGCTACATCTTCAATACCCATTGCCCCTACTCCGGCGTTTTGTAAATGTGATTTGTTTCTTGCGGCAATTAATCTACCATTCTTCCAACTTATTGCTAGGGCTTGTCCATCGGTTTTTTCTCTTGTCAATTCTAAATTACCTGTCAATGCTCCTTTGATAATCTTTTTCAAATCACCAAAAGTTAAATCCATATCATCAAATGGATGTGACATGTGTCCGTATGCTCCACCTTCGTTTAGGGATTCTTTAAATGCAGATGATTTGATTTTATGCCAACCACCGCCTGGCATTCTGAATATTCTTGCTGGTATTTTAAATTCCGAACCAATAGGTAATTTACTTTGATATTTCTTATCAATGTGAATTATTTTTGTTATGAATTCTTTTGTTTTATTATCTGCTCCTAATAATTCTACTTCAATTTCAACCGGTTGTCCACCTATTTTAACCTTACCTGCGAATAAACCTTGTGTTAATTCATTTAGGTTTTTTTTTTCTTCCAATCCCAACTTATCGGTAACATGGGTTACTTCTTTATATCCGTAGTTTCTTAATGTTCTAGCTACATCATTTCTATCAGCTTTAGGATTATTACATACCACTACTCCAATCTTTTTTCTACTAAATGAATTAGCAGTATCCCACATTTTCATAATTGCTTTGAAGTGCCAATCATTTGGGCCTACTTCATTAAATACTGATTGTGGATTTGATTTTTCTTCTTCTCCTCTTGGAATTCTGAATGTAGTTGCTTTCTTACCATTAATTGTTGGCATCCCATGGTCATCAGTTCCAATATCTTTAACGGTAGTTTTTTTATTTTTAAACTTACCCATTAAAACAGTATCACCCTTATCAACATCTACATTAATATCTTCATTATAGATTTGTTTGTTGATTCTACCATACTCTCTCATTAGGATTCCAGCTACTGCATGTGCTTTATTTTCTATTGGAGAACCATCTGCGCCATCGGTTTCTGCATTTGTAACTAATCCCATCTCATCTTGCTTTCTATGAGCCATTTCATGTGCAAGTGTTCTTAAAATATCAGCAGTTAATCTACCTTCGGTTGCTACATATATTGATTTATCATCTGGATTATATCCACCCAATGATGTTTTTACTTCAGCAAATTCTCTACCACCAACTAATGTAATATTTGGTGTTTCTTTTAATTTTAATCGTTTAGTTGCAAATTCTACAAAATGTTGAATAGATTGTTGCTTTGATTCTGAAATATCTTCTTTCATCAAATCTGAAGCGTTAGCCATAGATTGATTTTTAGTTCCTTCTTTTTTATACTGATTAAGTGTTTCTATTAATTGCTCATCTGAAAGTTTATAGTTTTGCATTATTTCTAATGTTTTTTCCATAAAGTTTGGTACGAATTTTTTAGTATCAAACCCCTCTTCGCCATCTTTATTTTCAAATATACCAGCAGCTCCTAATGCAATACCTACGCCAGATGCTTGAATTGCATTAGCTCCTAAGGCTTCTGCCGCAGAGTGTTTTATAATATCTTTCATTACATATGAACCCAAATGGCCTCCGCCAAATTTAGCTGCTATTTTTGCTCCGGCACCTTTTAAGATACCACTAGCACCAGCTCCTTTCATAGCAGCTGCTCCACCACCCATTAAACCACCCGTAACTGCAATTGAACCCATAATTAATGCAGTGGTTTTTGCAAGAGTTTTAACACCATTTTTTTGTCTTTGACTCTCTTTCCAAGACTTTTCTGCTAATTCTTTTTCTTCTGCTGATAATCCTTCTCTATATACAGGTTCTTTTTTTGTTTTTAATTTTCCTAATAAATTTGTATCTTGTATTTTGTTCCCATCTTTATCTTTAATAGCATGTCCATGACTATCTGTTTTATAAACAGGAACTTCTTTCATCTTTGGTTGCTCATTTCCAAAAAAATCTTTTTCACCTACTTCGGTGTATCTATCCCAATGAACATTATTACCATCTTTATCTTTAATACTTCCCATTTTTCCGGTAGTTGCTAATGATTTTATAGCTCTACCAGTTCCAACCATCATTTCTTTATTATGCTCCAATGTATGCATAATGCCATGTCCTATATATGATGCTGCTTTTTTTAGTACACCAATAGCTCCCTTTCTTTCCTGTGATTGAGGGTTATTTACTTTATCAATTGATTCATTATCTTCTTTTGATAAATCTTTTTTAGCCTTATCTAAGGTTTCTTTAACTTTTTGTTCGCCTTTATCTTTATCACTCATTTCTGCGGAGGATTTCAATTCTGCTCCACTTAATTTTTGTTCAGGTGGAGGAGCTTGTTCTCCTGGCTTTTCGCCACCTGTTTTTTTATCAGTAGGTTCTTCTTTTGCTTTATCAACTTTACCTTGAGCCGTTGCCCCTTTGTTAACAGGTTGACCTGGCTGAGATGGCTTGGGTTCATTAACGGGAGCATCTGAAGGACCTTTAGCCATTGATTTTTTCTTAACAGCATCAACCTCTTGAGGAGTTAATGTACGAATCTTACCATTATCTGATTTATGTGATGCAGGTTGTCCTTCTTTTCCATAATAACCACCACCTAAATGGGTTAATCCCATTTTTTCAGCTTCAGTTTCTTCTTTAAAATATGATTTAACAAATTCTTCAAATATATCTTCTGCTGCAACTCTACCTAATATTTCAGCTATTGGGTCATAAAGATATTCATCATCTGAAGTTGAATCAGCTGAATTTCTAAATTCTTTATTTTTCCTTTCTATATCTTTTACTTGTTCTTTTGAAGGGTAACCTTTGTATAGTTCTTCATTTAATTTACCTGTTATCATATTGAATATATCTTTATCAAATTTTGGATATGCTTTCGTAAATCCTTTTTGTTTAGCTTTATCATCGCCTTTACTTAACCAATTACGAACATCAGTTCCACTTATAGCGTTATCTTCTGCCGGCACCGGATATACATAACCAATTTCATCATAACCATATCCAGCTTTACCTTTGTATGGTTTAAAATATTTACCTGCTAATCTAGTTGCATCTTTTTCACCAACTGCCGCAACATATGCAGTAGTCTTTCCATCCATACCACTTAAAACTTCTTTAGGTGCATATGGATTACGAACTTGAACTATTTTGTTTGGAGAAATACCAAACATTTTATTCATTATAGTTTTCTTTTCATTAAAATCAAATGGGGATTTAGGACCTGATGTATCATTAGAAGTTCCAATGTAAACATTATTTGCGCCAAACTTAGAAACTAATTTCTGATAAGTAGCATAGTGTCCCTTATGGAAGGGTTGAAATCTACCAGCGTAAACTACTACTACTTTTTTAATTTCAGGTTTATCTATTTCTTTTATATTCATGTGTATAAATATCTTATTTATTGTACTTTTAGTAAGTACTAGTCTTTTTTTAGGTCAAACATACGAAATTTTTTTCAAATTTCCAATTAAAGTTTTATATTTATCATCCAAGCATTGTCTGCTATTTGCTCTTTTGATACCAAATCATACTTAATTTGAGCTATACCATCATCTTTGTAATTTAGTTTTTTTGCTTTCATTTCTAAGAAAAATCTTTTTTCATTTCGTGCAGTAGTTTCTCCTTTTGCCCATTTACCACCAACAAACCCTTCATCGGTATGGGGTAATGAGAGAAATCTCCCTTCTCTTCGATGTGGTATTATATTATTAATTACATCAAATGTTGCACTTTCTTCCACTATATTGTTGTAATGTAATTTTTTATTATCATTTGTTAATTCAAAATATGGAGTTTCTTTATTTTTTAATATAATATCTTCAATTTCTTCTTTTTTAAAAAATTTATTCCACACTTTAATTTCTGCAACTTTGCCTTTTAGAAAAGGAGCAATCATATCAGTAATATTATCTGAATTTTTACCTATATAAAAGTCAGAATCTATTTTTTGTAATGTACCTTCATAATTAGAATAACTTTCTTCTAATGTACCATTGGTTGTATTTTTTATAAGTTTGTTATTACAATAAAAATATATATTATTAGAATTGGTATCAACTGATATGGTTACCCAAGTCCACTCATTAAAGTTTCGCTTAATCCATCCATAATTAAAGTTATTATTGGAATTTCTAATAGAAGAACATATTGCTCTAGAATTGTTAAATCCAATTCCATAACCATTTTTGTTATTACTTCTAAAAATAGGATATTCTATAAATGATTTTGCTTCATCCCCTACCAACCAATGATTATATTTATCCGGTTGATTATCTATACTACATAATATAGAAATAGTGTGAGAATTAGATAAAATCGAATGTAACCCCAATTCTTTCCTTATATGGATATATGAACCATCCCCATTAAAAGCAAAATATTTTTTATTTGTATATTTTGAAAATATTACACAATTTGTCATATCTTCATATACACATCTCCAAAACAAATCATCATCTTCCATACCCCAATCCCAATAATCATTTGAGTAACCATTGGTTTTTTCTACTTGCTCTTTTGTAAATAATACAACCCCACCAAAGTACTGCTCATAATTCAATTTGTATTTGTATTTAGAAAGTTTTGTTGCAATATGGGTTGGATAATCGATAGGATATGAATAATCACAATTTTCATTTTCAGGTAACATATCTACATCGTGAAATGCTACATAATCACACCCATCTTCAAATGCATGTTTAGCGGCAATATTTTTCATTGCCCCTCTATTAAATAACTTATCATCAATTTGATGTGCTATATAAAAAGAATGCTTAATATCTTTTTTATTAAGAAACTTTGTAAGATGTGGAATTAGAGTTTTTAAATGAGTTTCTCTATCCCTATATGGAATGCATATTCCCAATTTATGTACCATAACAATTTAAATAACTTATACAAATAATGCTCCTCTTATAAGTATGGAATATTCTGAATATGGTAGATAAATAGTATTTCCATATACATTTACACTTAAAAACATACATCTATTTCTAACACTAGCTCTTTCTTCAAATATAAAATCGGTAATTAATACATCTTCTAATTTGTAATTTAAAATTGATACAACTTTATTATTTACAAAATCTTCGTATAAATTTTTAAGAAACATATTTTTTATTTCACCATCTACTTTAATTAAAACTTCTGCATTTATATGAAATCTTATTCCGTTTACAATATAGTATGTATCTACTTTAGTTGGAGTACATGATATAATTTTTTCAGTAGTATATTTCTTTTTATTTAAAGACCAACCACTAATAGAATTATTAGAAGCTATATCTAATATAGAAATTCTTAAATTATTATAGCTAAGTATATTTGTAATATCCATTTTAAGCTTCGTCTTTTGGTCGTGCTGCGTTATGTACTAAAATTCCATCTGCAAAGTAGACATCATTTTCTTCAATATTAATATTAATTGTTTGAATTGGTTCATCTATTATATCAATTGATGAAATAATTTCAAATTCATTATTAGAATTAAAAAAATAATCACCTATTACCAAATTTTCAGCCATTTGAAACATACACACATTATCTCTTTTTATAAATATAGGATGCTCATATGTTGCCTTCAATAAATTATTAAATACATAATATTGAGAGAATGAATTATCATCAATACTCATTATTATTGATAAACCATCTTCATATTGAAAATCATTTGTTAACCAATCTATCCAATTTAATTCTATATTAGGATTTAATCCACTTATTGCTATACTTTTAACAATATCTCCTATAATCAAATCTTCAACATTTTTTAAAGAACCATCATACATTAAAACTTTAGTACCATATACCAAACATCCGCCACCACCCGCACATCCACAAAATTCATTTATCGCATCTGATTTATGTGAAGTTTCAAAACTAGTATCAGATGTTCCATCGCATCCTGTTGCAGAATATGGTGTTATAGTAACTTGTATTGGTGTATCGCATGGGAATCCAGAAAGACTTTGTACATGATTCGTATTATATGCTTTGCCAGTAGCTGATGTGATTTCTGCACCAACAGTTCCATATTCATCAGCAGTTGCCCACGAAATAGCAAAATATGCATTATTATTAGAATTACCACCAGAAGGTCTATCGACTCTATATGTAAACGAAGTACAAACTCCTGGTATATTTAAAAAACTATAATTTCCAGCTGCTCCAGCTGCATAGTTTGTGTATGAATAAGTTGTTCCAGTAGATATTACACCACCACTACTATTTAACAATCTTGCTCTATAATAGCGTATAGCATTACCTGTTACGGTTATAAATGCATTATATGTAGTATTAGATGCGATGCTTGAATATACAGCATTATTAGTAAATGTTGAATTATCCGTACTTTCTTGTATTTCTAAAGTAGTGGCAGTATCAAGCTGGCCTGTTCTATATTCAACATATATTCCTCCACACAAACCCGTTTGAGTTAATATATTAACAACATTTTGAACACCCCTTGTCTTT